ATTACCATCATCTGCTGTAGCTATTTCTGCCCATCCATTATTAATACCACTAGAACCTGCTATAATTCTAAATTGGTCATTATTCATATCACATCTAACTAGTTCATGTGAACCAGTATCTCCTACTTGTTCAAAAACTTTTGAAGCGGTGTCAGCATTACTAGCATGATTAACACTAATATTCGCTACACTTTTGGTAGTTCCACCAACTGTTATACTAATTCCCTTATCAGAATTAGATAGAGCAGTAAGAAGTCCATTAGCATGATAACCGTCTAATTTATCAGCATTACCTCCATTTGCAGGAAGAGTAGTAGGTATTTGACTAGTTAAAGCTAAAGTACCTGTAGCTCTAGGAACAGTTATATCGTGTGCTATAGTTTCTGCACTAGAATTTGTATTATACCATCTAAAATGAATTTGCTCATTTGAAGCATCATCACCTACCGCTATTTCTAAAGTTCCACTATTAGCAGAAGTTTCTAAATGTCTAATCCATCCACTATCATTATTTGAATTACCATTATATGGGTCAGCAAATGCTATACCGTTAGAATAAAGAATTGTTCCACGGCATGAAGTATTATATGCTAATCCGCTAGGCATACCTGCTACAAGAGTAAGTCTATTATTATTACCTCCAGCAGTACCGACACCTTGAATCCAAATACGCTTGTTATTCATAACAAGTTGTTTATCAAGGTTTATGTTTGTATTATCAAACCATAGTTTAGCAACTTTAGTTTCGTCACTATTATATATTGCTATACCACTTACATTGACATTATCGGCAGATTTAATACAAAACGTACCACCAATATTGTGGTCTCCAATATAAGCGTCATCTCCTACTAAATACCAAGTATTATTAGCAAATTTAGGATAACGACTATCACTAAGTCTACTATCATTAATAGTAACATAATTTGCTAAACTTTGATGAGAAGTAAGATAAGTTCCTAAATCTACAGCAGTTCCACCAGTAGCTGCAATAGTTTTAGTAACACCGTTAATCTTAACACTATGTGTATGACTAGTTGCCGACTTACCACTAAGAAGTGAATCTACACTACTTTTGGTATAATAGTTAGCAAGACTTTGGTGAGAAGTTAAAAATGTAGCACCTTTAGTAAATGTAATACCCTTTCCGCTTTTAGATACAGACGTGATAGCATTACCGCTTCCACTTGTTGTTATTGCATTTACATAACCATCGAGCGATTGGTGTGCGGTAAGGTAATTTCCCTTTGGCTGATACAAGCTGGCAGCGTCAGTCCTAGTAAGGTAGCTCGCAAGGCTCTGATGCGAAGTCAAAAACGTTGTTCCCTTTGTCACGATGATAGTCGTTCCGCTCTTACTGATGGCTGTCACTGCGTTTCCACTACCGCTAACGCTAACGTTCATAGCCGAGCCTCCTTCTAGGCTAGAGATACGAGAATCAAGAGCCTTGATGGAGTAGGCAGAAGCTATCTCAGACAGCGATTCTGATGTAAGCTTCAAGGCACTTGAATAACTCTTCACACTGCCGTTTAAGCCGCCACCACCGCCCGTGGTAGATGCTCCTGCTCCGTATGCCGTGATACCGCCTGTGGCATAGAGATTACCATCAATCTTGATAGCCTTGTTTGTGGAATCATACGTGAGCTTAATGCCATGGAAGGAGATTGCGCCCTCGAAGGTAGCATCGCCCGATACACCAAGTTTAGAGAATGGTGCGTTTGGCTTCAAAGACACAAGGTCGGCAACGCTCGTTCCTGCACTTCCTGCCTTCCAAGTCGGCTCGAAGAAGATGAGGTATGCGCCAAGATTCTTTTCGCTGATGATAAACGATGTCGGGTCTGCGTGAACCTTTCCGCTCACATCCCACCAGATAGCACCATTGGCAAGATAGCCAGAGCCATCGAAGCGGATGAGGGAGGTTGCAGGGGTAAGATTTCCGCTATTATAGTCCTTATCCACCATCTGACCGCCCCACCATGTTGCGATACTCTTCTTTCCTCTATTTGGGTCTATTGCTCCGTTGATACCGCTCTGAACGTTTCCGTCTCCGTCTCTCAGCGCAAGGAGCGTTGTCATTACAAGACCACCGTCAATATCTGTAGTCTGACCGAGCGCATCCTTGAGATACTTGTAACCTGCGAGGTCTGTGATATTCTGCTTCAAGTCACCATATATCTTCCTAGTGATATATGCGTTTGCCAAACCCAGCTTGTCATAGAAGGCAGAATATGCGCTTTGGAAGTTGGTGAACTTCGTTCCCACGGCTGAGACGATAGCAGCCTTGCCGTCGGTATCAGTCTCATTGTATCTTTTAGATATATCTGAAAGAAACTTGATGAGTTCCGTTTTGGCACTCGTGAGGGTAGCAAAAGCGGTGTTGAGGTCAGTGAGTTCCTTGGTGTCCTTCAGTACCTCTGCATCCTTCACCTCATTATACGACTTCTGTGCAGCCGCAAAATCATCCTCAAGTCGCTTAGAATCCTGCGCCATTGCCGCAATCTCGGAAGGCTCTAGGTAGCCATCGGTAACATAATTATCGAATTTCTTCTTATTATCAGTGACCGTCTTTCCGAGGTTCTTAATGTCCGTCTGTGCGGTCAGTGCCGCCTTCTGAGCATCTTCTGCTGCCTTTTTGGCTGCGTTGGCAACGGTATCATCGGTGTATTTAGATGCTTTAATCCAATCACCGATGGCGAACTGAGAACCTGCTGCCTTGTTGGTCTGACAGCGCAATACCTCATTCTTGTAGGTAGTGCCGTCAGAAGGATAAGTGGCATTAACCCATATATCGCCAACCTGATAAGGTGTCGTAGGCTGAACGCTAAACACCTTCATTTTCCCGTTTGCGGTCTCCTGTGCCATTCTTGCATCGGAAAGGGCTTTGGCGATGTCGGTATCTGTAATGATAGTCCACTTATAGGTGTTGCTATCCTTGGCAAAGCGGTATGCCTTGCCCGTCTTGTTGTCGTAGTAAAGGTCGCCAAGATGGATTTCTTTATCCTTATCGGTCTTCCAACTGATGGCTGGGGCATTCTCCAAGGTAGGCACACCATCATAGAACCACGTTTCGATAGCACCATCCACCTGATTCTGCAATTCGGCAATCTTATTGAAATACTGAGACAATTCCTTGCCATCCACAGTGGATTTAGCGGAAATCTTACCCTTAACAGACAATTGCTTAGTGCTGCTATCATATCTGATATAAGAGCTGCCCTCATAGCCATTCTCCTTTGTAGGTCTATCACCTACATACATATCACCATAGACGTTGAAGAATGCCTTATTATTCTGCTTATTCACACCATATTCCACGTACTCCCTATTGGCAAAGGAATAGCTGTTGATGCCGTGATAGAGGCTGATGGATGGCGAATAGGTATCTACCGCCGAGAAGATAAGGCAGTTCTGACGTTCTACATCGGTTCTATTACCGCACTGATTGAGCACATCACCTTTAGCAGGTACGTCGCTTGCCGTAGCGCAATCGGTATCAGAGAGGTCGATATAATGATATTTCTTTCCTTCCAGCTCTACAGGGTCTTCATCACGACCGATTACCAATCGCCAATAGAAGTGATTGCCATCCTTGTGATAAGTGCCCTTTCGGACGTTGAATGATTCCGAGCGCACTTGGTCGCCAATAGCGAAATCATTATCCACGGCATCGCCTTCCTGCTCTGCTAAGAAATAGCAACGATAAGCCTTCTGTGACACATTATTATATGTCACAGTAACCTCTTCTACCTTATGAGCCACCACGCCACCAGCAGGAGAGATTATCTCCTTACCGCCAATGGTGGATGTTTTATTGATGACCAGCTCCTCGAAGATAGCCTTCATTCTTACCTCCAAGTAATCTGTGATGAGGTGCGAACGACCTTCTGCATCGGGAGTCCACGAGCCTCCGTTCTCATTGTTGGAGTTACCGACATGCAACCCACTAAAGAACTTCTGCACCTTTTCCCAAGTGATTGTGCCCTTTACGGTGTCGTCCTTTGTCTTGTTTAATCTTTGTTCATCAACAGCTTTTGCTGAAAATACATTATAATCCGTAGGAGTTATGCTATCATAACTCTTAATGATGTAAATCGACCTTCCGCTTCCGCCATTACCATTAAGATAACTCTGTCCATTATAGACAAGTTCCTCTATCTTTGACTCCATTGCATTGAGGCGGGAATACGAAGGCTTTTCTCCAACATAATACTTCGCACCATCAAAAGGAATATCAAGGCTGAATTCATATCCAATAACTCTTGAAGACCTATAACTGTCATCATAACCTTTATTGTAAAGGTTAACCCTGTCTCCTACCCCATGCAAGTTGCCACGACCTTGATTGAATGAATAATTAGCCTCAGCGGTACATGTATATGTCGTAGGGTCTATTATTGACTTCTTCAAATTCTTAATAGAATCCGTCAGCAACTCATTGGAAGCAGCAGATACCAAAGCATCGCCCAATTTGGTAGAATCCCAATTATAGAGAACAAAAGTATCTCCGTCCTTTGGATGCAAAGTTGTGTCCGGCAAAAAACGACCATAATCCTCATTAGCAACAATCTCAAATACCTGCGACTTAGGATTTATCTGTTCTTTTCCATCTTTCAATATCGGATTACCATCATCGTCCTTAAGTATTTCAGAAACTCCATCTGGATTAAACTCACATTCGAAGTCCATACCATTAAGAGAACCGCTTTGGAATACTATATGTAAGTTCTTGCCACTAAGAATATACGCCTTTCGGAAAGCCATATCACCTGTTTTTTCGCCATCATCATTGACAATAGTAAGCGAATTTACACGATAGAAAGTCCGTTTGATGTAATCACCCTCTTCGGGTGTACTTTCATCCTCTACATCTTTTTCGTATGATGTCACATTAGACGTTTTGATAAGATTTCTTGGATAAATATCATCATTTGTTGTTACTCCCTCTACGTACTGGTCTTCATGGAGTCCACCGACTTGTATATATCCGTTTTTCAGCTCAAAGCCATTCTCTGCTAACAATTGCTTGTTTTTGTCAGAGCATTCTGCTGAAGTAGGAAGCATAAGACGTTTTTCTACGACACCATCTTTTGTTATGTCCGCATCGGCATCATTCTTATATCCACTAGGCAAGTTCCTTGCAGCTCCAAAAGCATATACCCTGTTTGCATAAGTGGACTGGCTTTGTGAACTTGACATAGAAACGATGTTGTCGTTTAGTCTGAAATCAACAATCGCATTTGTATTCTCGCAAGTACCAAAATGTAGAATATTGCCTTCAAACCACCATTCACATTCAAACGTCTGAGCAATATTTGCAATAGCATCCAACACACTTGTGTTTGAGTAGGTTATAAGCTTTGCAGCATTTGCATCTACGCTCGCATCAATAACATAAGTATAGTCCGTTCCTTCGCCTTCAAATTTAGGGTCGTAAAGATAAGACTTGTCTAACTTCGCATAATAAGCTAGACTTTTCATAATCACCTCTACATGGGTACTTATTTTTGAAGTAAGAGAGAAAGTCGCTTCTTGTGAACCTGTATTCGGGCGATACTTCAATATTTTGTTCTTGAACTTACGATAATATGCATCAAATTGGATTTCATAGGAATATCCAATAGTATCATTATCTTTGGCCTTAGTTAAATCTATTAGCTCAAATCGTCCATATGGTGTATCTATAAAATCACCAAGCAAGAAATATGTAGGCTTATAAAGCTTAAAGGAAAGCTTACAATAGTGAGACTGCATTAATTCATAGTGAACCAATGCATCCTGTGTTACGGGAACAGAACATCTTACATGTATGTTTCCGTCATTATCGTAATACTTTATATCAATATTCTTGTAAGTTTTCATAACTGTTCTATATCTTCAAATTCTTTCAACGTGAACATATCAATATCCGCATCAGTCAAGGCTCCCCTGTTCGTTGGATTATATTCTATGAACTTCAAACTCTTCTTGCCTATAACCCCTCCTTTTCCTCTTGAATAGGTAGGAGACTTCCTCGCACAAAACAAACGATAGACATCATCCTTTGATCGAGGAACTTGTATCGTAACAAAACCATTATCCATAAGTGCATCAAAGGCTTTTACCCTATTATTGTAATCGTTATGGTCTTTACCGACTATAACGAACTCCAAGGTAATGCTTCTTTCTGCCTTTTTGGGACGGATAGGAACAACCCTAGTTCCGTGCTCAGTCCTTACTTCATTGGTTATATAACTTTTATTGTCTGCGTCAGCTTCCAACGCATCCAAAAAGCCATACCCCATCTTGACCCGATAGGTATTCCAAGCATCTTTTCCGTTTATGATAAGTTCATTCGTGTTCATGCCAACAAAGTTAAAAACAAAATGAGGAATAATATTATATTATTATCACAATGCTTTCACTTAAAATTTAAGTGCAAAAAGGGCGCAAATCCTAAAAGGAAATGCGCCCAAAAACAATAAGCATTTAAAATTATGAAGTTGTGTTTTCGTTTCCCTTTACCTTTGCAGCTAACGCTACTTTATCTTCTGCATCCTTGCGTATCTTTTCAATTTCTTCAGCAGGAGCGTCAGTTAAAGCCAGCATTTGTACAGCAGTCTCTAAAGAAAGTACGCCTTGATTATATAGTTCCGCTATTACTTTCCACTTATCCTTTTTGTCATCCTCGAAAGGTTCGGCAAAATCGAATTCGACCTCCAACTTATCCAACTTGCTTCTCATCTCAGGATATAGTTCCTTCATTACGGCTATAATCACATGCGATAATCTACCGACAAGTTCTTCATAGATTTCCATTCGGTTCGCTCGCTTGATGTAGCCCAATACCAACGCTCGTTTTATGCCGACACTAGTAAGCGTGCTCATAGCTTTCATCAGTTCCGGTGACATATCCGGTGTAAACGTATCAAACAAGATAGACTGAGCCAAGTCTTCTTTCTCTGCCTTGCGGATTTCGGAATTTTGAGGCGGGTTGATATATTCAAACCTAGAGTTCTTGCCTGTAAGTTGTATGAGTTTACCTGGCTTGTTCCGCTTAGGGATTGATTGTATCACGTCAGCAGTAGCAGCGGCAATAGGGTCAGCAAAGTAGTTGTTAGCATCTCCAATCTTGGAATCAAGCATTTCTTCACGTTCCATTCTCGGTTCTGCTCCTTCCCATGCCTTTGGCTGACGAAAATAAATGCCATTAATTTTTCCTGTCGGATTAGGATACTTATACACTTTCCACCCAAAGCCACCACGTTCACAATGATAGTTAAAAACGGATGTCAATATATCCCAACATTCGATAGTCTTTGATTCTCGCTTTAAGGAATAGCCTACAGCAAAAGCAAGCATGTTTCCGTACTGGTCAAACAACTCTCTCATCTTATGTCCCTTTGAGCGAGCTGCAACATACACATCAACATGCATTTTTCCGTTTTTTTGCGAGAAATTAAAAACAAAACCGCTTTCGGTTTCTGCTCCGGCAAGTCGTTTACATTGACGTAGCTTGGTATTGAAGTATATATCCTTCAAGTATTTTTTATATAGTTCAAAGGCTTCATCGTCACCTTCAGTCTTCTTCCACATAACCGGATTGCCTAACAAGAAGAACAATTCTACCTCATTGATGTATCTTTGTCTTGTTCTTGCCAACTTCTCCGTCCTGTATGGCTTTTCTCCCTTTACCCATTTATCTTCACGGCTCATCACCTTATGGGTTTGTGGATTATATTCCGAAATGGCATTATCCACATCGAAATCATGTTGTTCCATCATGTTTACGACAGAATCAACATCGTTATCGTCCAAACGTTCGAAGATGCTTCTCTCCACACCCAATGCGTTGAGCGTGAGGTTTCGAAAATATGTCTTTATCTGAATAATTGAATCTACAAACATCCTTATAACTTTTTGAAGCAAAGGTAATAATAAACATGGTTTCTACATACTTTAATTTACGTATGCCTTTCACTTAGTTTTT